CGCAATGACTGACGCTATTTCTAATCTTTTTTCTATTTCTATATCCGGATTGTTTTTCATAAGGAGTTCACTATTTACTGAAAAATCTTCATATCCACCTTCATATAGTATACTTTTCATTTTTTGTTTTTTTTCAGCATCTGTAACCTTATTTAAAAGTTCATTGCAATCTTGTTGATATTTTTCATCTATAATTTGCTCAGGCATATAATCACTATACTTGCTATAAAACATTTTTATCTCCTTCATAATATTAAGAAATAGATTTAATGAAATAATTCAAACTATTTCCATCAGACACTCTTACCCTTGGTAATTTAAATTTATTAGATTTTTTTGTAACTCTTCCACCTTCTACTGTAAAAGCTAATATATAATTTGAATCTTTAAGAGCTTTTATAGCAGTATCATTATAATGCCCAAATGGATAACAAAATACATTTGCTCCACCTAATATTGCTGATGAATATTTTACATCTTCTACAATTTGATCATATGTATAATTAACCATCTTACCTTTTCCATTTGCTCCTGCTTCATGCATTTTATCTGAGTGTGATTCCCATACTACATATTCCATTTTGGGATCATATCTTCCACCATACCATGATGTTATAACAAATGATGTTGCAGGAACTTTGTATTTTTGTAATACTGGTACTGCTAAATCAAAAAATGAATCATCTCCATCATCAACAGTTAAAACCACGCTTTTAGATGGGAGTTTAATTTCTCCATCTATATATTTACTAACTTCATCCCATGTAGGAAAATAAAAATCATTTTCTGTCATATATTTTACTTGTTCTTCAAAATCACTAATTTTTAACCAGTTGTTATCTTGTTTCCAATATTTGCTATTATCATAGAAAAAATGATACATAAGTACTGGTAATCCTTGTGATAATTCTTCTCTTACAATTACTTTTTGAGTTTTTTCAGCTTTATTTCCAGCATTATCTGTAACTGTTAAAGTTACTGTATAATCTCCAGCTTTTGAAGTATCTAATTCAGATACTTGGATTTTTGATGTTATATCTCCATCAACATCATCAGTTGCTGTTGCCTTTATTTGATATTTTTCACCTATAGCTATTACTGTTTTTTCTTCATTTAGCAACAATTCTGGTGCAACAGTATCTTTTACGTCACTTCCTCCAACAGCTCCAACTTCTTTTTCATTTTTTTCTTGTAATTTTGTATTTAGAAAAAGAACCACTAATACAATTACTAAAACTGCAAACAATATTTTAATTACATTTTGTTTGTTTCTACTTTTTGAATGTTTTCTTACATTTCTCATATTAATCCCTCTTTTATTTTAAATATTTTTATATTATTATATTGTATTTACTCTAACATAAAAAAATAAAATTATCAATAATTGATTTATCAAAAATATATATTAAAATATTATATAAAAATAAAATAAATTAAACTAAAACAAAAAAATGAAAAACTCCCCCAAAATGAGAGAGAAAAGATATTTCTTTTTTTGATAATAGCAGAACTTAAAGACAGATACGTCCGACTTTTTTACCCTTTTTATATACTTCCCATTCATCTGGGCAATAGGGATCTGCGTTTCCTAACCAGTCCAGAAATATGTGATGTCTCCTGGCAATGCCATAGACTATTTTGAAGAGTCTTTCATTCTCTTCTTTCCACCTTTTCTGGCTCTCTTCAACCCTCTTTACCTTTTCAGGATTCTCATCCCTATAGATTTCGATGGCCTCCTTAGCGCCAACCTTTCTTTCCTGACGTATCTTTCTAATGTCTTCCCAGTTGTATGATTTGCATCCTTTGAAATTCTTCAAGGCATTTTCAAGTATCTTGTTGCAACACTCAAAAAGTATTGCAGTATCCTTACCGAAATACTTTTCCGCATCCAGCGGATCATCTCCGAAGTTTTTCAAATTCACTAACCAAAATCTTCCTGCCATTTTTTACCTCCCGCACATTTGTGCATATCGGGGTTAAAGCTTACCTGTGAGCAAAACTTGCCACATCTTTATAATTATAACACATTTTTTTATTTTTTCAAAAATTTTTTATATAAATTAAAAACTCTCTCAAACCGAGAGAGAAAAGATAAACTTTTTTTAGTTAAATTTTGCTAAAATATTAGCAGTAGATTCGAGCAATGCGCTCTTTATCGCTGAAAACGTCCCACATATTCCCACTACTAGTTTCTATTGTCCCTAACCATTTCATATACAAGCCATGTTCTATAGCAGTATTATATACTATATTAAACTGCTTTTCATTGTTCTTTTCCCACAATTTGCGAGAACCTTCTTCTCTCCTTATTTCATCTGGATGATCTTTATACCATTGTTCAATAAAAAGAGCGTACTCAGAAACAATTCTGTTTGCATTGCGAAGATTTGGTTTTTTCTTTCTAAAGTCTTCTAGAGACGGTACATCAGCTTTGTAGCATCCATAATAAGGATTTAACCAATTTTCCTTAATTATTTTTATTGCTACAATAACTTTAATGTAATCATCTCCCAAAAGCTCTTTAGGCGGAATAACATCGTCTGTAGTGATACTTTTTATGATAACATTTTTCATAGTTCCTCCTTGTGCAATTGCACGGTCACGAGCCATAATCACTGATATCACATCAGAGAGAAAACTTTTGGATACTTAAATTATAATATCTTCCCTCTCTATTGTCAATTTTTTGTAATTTTTAATTATGGCAAATTCTCCATAATTAAAAAACATATACATACAAAAATAGCTCAAGGTTTCAAAAATTTCTTGAGCACAACTTATATATTTTTCAAATTTTTTGTTTTATCTTGTTACTAAATAATGTTTTTTAGACAAAAAATTATGGAGCCACTAAGCAGAATCGAACTGCTGACCTACGGGTTACGAATCCGTTGCTCTACCAACTGAGCTATAGTGGCATTTTAGCTGTTTTTATTAATATTTGTTATATTTTGACAACTTATAATTCGCAAAATAGGTTGTCTATACTGTCCATTTTTTCCTATTTTTCCTCTTAGAAAGTTGTCAAAAAGTTGTCAAAAATATTATAACATTATAATTTAAAATGTCAAATAAAAAATGAGGCACTAAACCTCATTTGCTAATTTAATTATATCTCTAAAATCTTTTAGTCCTGTTATGTATTTTAAACTTTCGATGTTTAATATTTGAAAATAATTCTTTGCTGTGTTATATTGCTTCTTGTTTTTTATTTTTAATAATTTTATCATTTGTAGAGATTTCTTATATGATTGTTCCATAATATCATCTCCTTTAATGATATTATAACACTTTATGTTAATTTTGTTTGTTGAAATTTGTCGATGATTTTAAAATTTTTTTTTAAAAGTTTTACATAGTAAATCTTACAAGATTTTTGTCGAAATTTATATTGACAATATCTTCCATTTTTGTTATAGTGTGAATTAAGTTGTTAACTCCTTCAAGTTGGGTACATAGATTAGTAGTTGATTACTACTTCTTGCTATTCAACTATTAATCTATGTACCTAACTTTCGCAAGATGGTTCGGTACAACAATAGATGAAGGAGGTGAGGAAAAATTGGAATGGATCTTAGGAATTGTTGCAATAATTCTCTCGCTAAGTTTTTTAGTGAAAGAAGCAACAGACTTTATAAAGAACTTAAAATCTAAAGGTAAAGCAAAATTATCTAAAGGTTTTACAGCAAGTTTATCTGTTATACCAATAGCAGACAAAAAAAGTGAAGATGTACATACCAAACATCCCCACAATTAGCAATGATTGAATAAGGGCTCCGTCCCTTATTCTTTTTTATTATATTATTAATAATATTATCTTTTGTCAATTAATATTACACAATATTAATATAATCTTAATATAAATGTAATCTTTTTTCGATTATCGAAGTTTTTTGTAACAGAATTGTAACATTAGATTACATTTCTGTCAATACAATTATATCATATTTTTAAAATTTTTGCAAATAGTATTCTCTTTGATTTCCCACTAAAAACCGACCTACGAGAATGGATTTTAAGCCATTTTTATTTTCAAGGCAACAAGTTATATGGCTTGATTTTAAAATATTTTTGCTTGTTTACTTTACTTTTTTAATAAAGATCTATATAATCATTTATTATTTAAAGAAAGGAGGTAAAATAATGATTTTAAATGCATTATTTATATCTGAAAATAAAGTAGTTGAACAATTTGATACAGAAAAACATACTAAAGATGAAGAAAAAGCTTTTAGAAATAAATATCTAGCAAAAGATGGTTTCTGTATTTCATCAACTCAAAATTTAGATGATTAAAAAAATAGGTAGACTAGAAATTAATCTAATCTACCTCTTACTTTATAATTTACTACAATAATCTAAACAAATCCATCCACTTGGAGTATAACCCCAATTTCCAATTATTTTAGTTACTGTACATACTACTCCTCTTTTGTAACCGTTAGTATAGTAATTTCCTAATCTACTATTTTGATTTCTTGCATTAGCTGTTAGTTCATAATACTTTTTAGCTCTGTAATTTGTACTAGGTCCAGTTCTAACATTAAGTACACTAGCAGTTACTTTATATCTTCCTGTTGTATAACTGTTCAATTTTTGAACAGCTTGAACAGTTGTTGATGAGCTTTGACTAGTTGAATGCAGGTAATCTGAACATACCCATCTATTATCTCCTATTCTTGCCCAGTTTCCATTTGTTTCGTAAACTGTTACTGCTGTTCCATTACTTAAACTTCCTACTATACTTTCCCAAGGTGCATTTCTTACATTTAAAGAAGTATTTACTTTGACATATCTTGTATATGTATCTGTTGTTACTGGTTTAATATTGTTTTCTGAAACTTCTCCATCTTGGGCATAACAGAAAAATCCTTTTGCATTTGCATAATTTTTAAAATTATCAACACTACAATATACTGTATTTCCACTTACAGTTACTTTGTTTCTTCTTGTTGATGTATCAAATTTTCCACTATACAAATATGGATCATATATCTTTAATGTGTTACCCTCTTTGCCTACTATAACTATAAAGTGTCCACCTGTTGTAAATAATCCATTACCACAACTTACAACCACTAATCTTTTACTATCTAATAATTGTAATGCTCTTTGTATATTTGTTGTTTCTTCATAGCCTATATTAAACTCATCAGCTACTGCTCTAAAAGCTGACCAATATGTTCCTTGATTTGCACTTCTATAACCATATTGTACAAACAAGTTTGACATTGTATCTGGTGTTATTGCTCCTTTTGTAGCTGTTACAATCATTGCTGCAGATGTTGGCCCACATCCACTTGAACCTATTGTTTGCGAACTATCTCCTATACTTGAATACATTTTATAACGCCATCTATTATCAATTTGGCTAAAATATGTAAGCCCTTTGTAATCTCCTAATGTTACATTCCAACTTCTTGCTCTATCTCCCTCATAAGCTATCTCGCCTTGAAGTTCAAAGCCTTCATTTTCTACTTCTTGTTCTGTTGCTTTTTCTTGTTCCTCTGTTTGTTCTTCTATCTTCGTTGTTGGCAAGTCTTTTATTTCTTCATCAGTCATTTTGTAAGTTTCTATTGCATCTATTACTGTATCTACTGCTTGATGTACTTTTTCCCTATCAATATGACCTGTTAAACTATAACCTAATGCTACTGCTAACATTATTGTTACTGATGATATTAGTGATATTATTAATTGAATTTTTTTCTTTTTCATATAAATACACCTCCTACTTCAATATTAGAGCTAGTCCAGCTCCAACTAGTCCACTTCCTAATGCTCCTAAAACTGATTTAACAATTGTTTCCCAGTTCTTTGCTGGCTTTTCTTCTACTACTTTTAATCTTCCATTCATATCGTTAACATCTTCTCTCGTCGCTTTTGTTTCCATTGCAATTTCTTTAACTGCTATAGTTAATTCTTTTATTTCTCCAATTTCACTCTCTAGCTTATCTATTCTGTGATGTGCTGATTTTGTACTTTGTTCATTTTCGATTATTTTTTGAAGATATCTTTCTTCCATTGTTTTCTCCTTTATAACATAGATATAAATTCAACAATCCTTTTATATTATTTAAATAATTCAACTTTGTATATTAAAGTTCTTGTAGTATTTTTATTGAATTGAGCTATATTTCCTTCTGCTATTCTCACATCACATTCCATTTCTTTAGTTAATGAACTAGCATTCATTTTATATCTTGCTGTATCATTTAACCATAAACTATCAGCATTCAACCTTGCTTGTTCTAATGATACACTTCCATTCACAACTGTTTCACATTCTGTTATGTAATATGCTGTATATCCTGTCATTTCTAGTTTAGAATATATTTTCATTCTGGAATAATTAGCTAAACTATCTCCTGTTGTTGGAAATGTAAACGGTATTGATATGTTAGCTCCTTCTAAATTATTATATACAACTACTCCACCATATTTTTTGTTTGCATAATTACAACTGTAAGAATCTTTGGTACTTTCACTATAACCATCTATTACTTGAGCTTGTGTTGTTGTTGTTTGACTAACTTTAATTATATAATTTAAAACTATATATGGTTGCAAATTGTTATGAGCTTCACTGTTTCCACTATAATTTACATATATATTTTCGTACTTCCTTGAACCACCTAATTGTGAAGCATCATAATTTCCACCTGCTACCATAGTTGCAATTGTTTGGTAAGTATTAGAATTGTTATCTAAAAATGTATGATTATGCTTAGGCATTTCATTAATTGTTAATGTATGTTCCTTTTCTCCTCCAGTTTCTCCTAAAGTATCAAAATCAGTATCATTACCATTTAAACCTACTGGCACTTTACCTTTTAAGTTAGGTATATTAAATGTTGTTGAGCCATCACCAGCGCCAAAAAAAGTTCCAATCGCTTGGAACAATTTTGAATATTCAGTTCTGCTTAATGCTCTACCATCACATATCATATATCCTTCTGGTAATGTTGAGCTTGCATATGGAATAATAGTACCTACTGGAAGTGTTTCACTTGCGCCGTTTTCTAAGTCTGCTAATTTTTCTTTTTCTGCTGTTGTAAAATTATTATCTGTATGAACATAACTAGCATCTGATACAAAATCACTATCATTTCTTAAATCACTTGTTTTTGTTGGAATACTAGGCTTATTGGTTAAATCATCATAATCTCCACTGAAATTACTTTTGTTATTCCAATTACTAATATCTGTCGAAGTTATATTATCTAGTACAGATTTGTTAGAATGACTATGTCTCGCACTTGTATTGCTATCTACATTATCTTTATAAGTATTTGTAAAATCGTTTGAGCTTAACCCTTTACCTGTTACTTTATCTACTTTTCCATTTTCTAAAGTAGATATATCATTGTGTATAGAAGTATCATCATATACTGTATCAGTAAATACTGCATTAGATGGAACATCTTTTTCTACAGTATGATTGTTTACTTTTTCCGCATTATCTACAATACCATTGTTATTTGCATCATATGTAGCTTTTAGCATATCTCCAGAACCTTCTCCATCTTCACCATCTCTTATTGTTGCTGTATGTTCTCCTTCTGCATCTGTAATAGTTATTGTTGTTATTTTCCCTACTTTAGATATTTCTACTGTAGGACTAAATCCATCTTCTCCGTTTTCACCAGTATCACCAGTATCACCTTTTTCACCTTGTATGCCTTGGTCTCCTTTATCACCTTTGTCTCCCTTATCACCTTTGTCTCCCTTTTCACCTTTATCACCTTTAAGTACATCACTGGCTGTATCTACTGGTACTTCTACTTCATCAACTTCAACATCCACTCCTAGTTCTTCTTCATTCATATTCTGTCTCCTTTCCTTGTAATATCTTCTGTTAATGTAATTTCACCATTAATTAATGTCTGCACAAAGTTTGGATTCAAATTAAGAACAAGTTCAATATCGTATTGGTAAGTTCCTAAGTCTAAATCTTCTGTATCTTCCGCTTCTAAAGTTATATGATAATATCCATCTTCTCCTAATGTTATTCCATTGTTTATTGACTTTTTTATTTTTGCAACTCTATTAGCATTTTTGACTGTAAAATAGATATTATCTGAGTTGGATAGTTCAAGTACTTCACCATCTAATGTTGTAGGTCGAAATTTCCTCATTTTCTTTGTGTCTCCACGAATAAATTCATAATCAATTTGTTTCATTTATATCCCCCTTTCGTTTAGATAATTAACTAAATAGTCTAAGAAGTCATATATATCTGTATTATCTAAATCGTATCTATTAATTAATTCCTGTATGTCATTAGGTATTCTTCTGTCTTGATTATTTAATTTTTTAGGTCTTTTTGGTTTTTCTATCATTACTTATTCCTTTCTTATATAAAAAAATAAGCACTCTGTTACAAGTGCTTATTTATAATATATTTTATCGTTTCTTAATTCGAAATTGCTTGATAGTTTCTTTAACTTCTCTTTAACTTCATCTTCGTTATCTGATGTATCTTTTATGTATTCTAAAATCTCATTTTGTTCACCTCTGCTTAATTTATAGTTATTTGCTAAAATTAATAATTTATTAATTCTTCCTGATATTTGATTATTAACATAATTATACATTTTCTTTTTAGCACTATTTGTTATTGTCTTTCCGTTAGAATCTTTATCTGCTGAAAATTCTTTATTAGATGATTTTAATTTATAGTCTAAATATTCATTTATATCTACACTATCTTGCATTATACTATAAAGTTTATCATCATTTCCTGTTCCATTTGCGTATATTATTGATTTAACATTATCATCATAATCTGATTCTAATAATATTTTATTTTTAGCTGATTCTTTTTCTATTCCCTTAGTTTGAGCAACATAGTCTAAATACTTGCTTTGATTTTTAGATGTTTTTAATTCTTGCATTGTCTTATATAGTGTACTTGTTTTTAATTCTTCTGCTACACTATTTGCATAGTCAACTTTGTTCTTTTCTTTAGCATAAGAATAAACACTTTCAATAGCTTTTTGTTTTTGTTCATCTGTCAAATATCTATATTCATCAGATTTAACTAGACTTTCAAGTATATTATGAGATGTAGTTCCATAAGCTTTACTATATTTTGCAAATTCTTCATTAGTCATTCTATAATCTGTACCGTTAATAGAAAATGTCTTTTCAATTGTTTTAGGAATAATTGAACTTTCTTTTGTCTTAGCATATAAGCTATTAAGTTCTTTATCTACTATATCATTTGAGACATCTTGTACTTTTGCTGGATTTACAAAATTATTAAATGCTCTAAATGGAAGATTTTCACTTTGTTTTACTTCTTGCCCCCATATATCTGTTTTAACTGGTAATGTTTGTCTTAGTCCTGGTATTTTGCTTTTTATTTGATTTACTGTACTGTCTATTGCCTTTTCTAGTGTTCCTGTTTTAGTTGACTTAGTTGTTCTTTCATAATCATCTGTAGTTCTTGCAACTTGTCCTAATAATGTAGGAACAAATTGATTTACATAAGATTTGCCAGTATTAACTATCATATCTCCTACTGCATTTTCCTTATTGTATGATGATAATATACTTGTTAATCCTTGTACCATTGACATTTCACTCATAGGATTCATTGCGTTAGCTGATGCGTTCATTATGTTAGAAACACTTTTTAGTATTTTATTTAAACTTTCTTCATCATCAGTACTCTTACTATTCTTTTCTTTTTTAGATTGATTAAATTGTTGATTTGTTTCTGCTCCTATAAATAAAGGTATTCCAACAGGTGATAACCAATCTAAAGAATAAGTTTTTCCACCTATTTCTATTGAATAACTTTGTTTTCCTTGATCTTCATCATATTGTTCTTTTTTATCATCATCTCCACCTGAAGCTTTAAGTATTCCTGCTTCTGCTAAAGCATATCCCATAAATGCTATTCCAGTTCCAGTTAATCCTTTAGAGATATTATCTATATATTGATTTACTGTGATTTTACCTTTTCTTAATTGTGCTGTATCAAATATAGCTGATTTTATTAATCCTACTGGACTATATTGAGCACCTGTTTTAGCTACATTTATAGGTGTTTTCTTAAATGGTACTGCTGAATCTAAGGCAAATTTAACAACATTGTTTTTCTTTCCCATTTGATTTAATGCTGTAGCTAATGCACTTGCTTGATGGAATGTTGCTTCTTGTGATGATTTTATTGCGTGTTGTCTTGCTTTACTTAGTTGAGCATCTGTTATATTATTTACATCTATTTTATTAGCTGTAATATATTCACTCAATGCTTTTACATACATAGATTTTAAACCTATGTTATCCTCTACCTCTAATAAATTTGAATTTAAATCAAACAATTTTCCTAAAGTATTATTTAAAATATCATGTTTGAAAGTTTTTCTTGCACCTTGTAATCTTGATTGAGGATTATATTTGTTTTCGTTCATGCCTAGTTCTGTTTGAACATCCATATTTTTTAAGTCATTTTTAGCAAATTGTTTTACTTCTTTACTTGCTGGCATTATTGTATGTGTTCTTTCCATGTTTGGTTTGAATGTTGAAACAGCACTTTCAATAATTCCTGCTACTTTGTCTTTTGCTCTTTGTGTCATGTGCATTGCAACATTTCCTATCATATTTCTACCATGTGTTTTTATATTAGCAAGCATTGAGAAGTATCTCCACTCATCTATTTTTTCACTCATAGACTTAGGAACTTGTTGACCTAACTCTTCGTATACATCATCTAATGCCTTAAACATTTCTTCTTTAGAGTTAGTATTTAAAATCTTATCTGTCATTTCTTGAGTTAATTCAAATTGAGGTGTATTACTTTTATTTCTATATTTAGTTTGTAAAGCATCATTCATTTTATCAATACTTCTTTGTAACCATACTAATTGTCCTTGAGGTGTCATATGATTTAGTAATGCCATTGCTTGCACTGTTCTACCAGCTTGCGTTCCAGCTAGTGCTGTTGCATGAATAGAATCTTGTAAATGTTCTTTATCTCCTATTTTAGAGTAGTACTCAATTAATCTTTCACCTACTGCTATATCAACATCACTGACTTTATCATTGTTCATTGCTCTACTTAGTAAAGAGTTTAATTCTGCATCTGGTTCTGACATACTTATTCTTTTATCAGCCTTTTGCAATAAGCTTTCGTTACTTTGAGGTGTATAAGTATCTAATCCCATCATTTCTTTTGCAATAGCTTTAGCTTCTGCTGTTGTATTTGAACTTTCTATTACACTTAGATAATGCTTTCTAAATTTTCCTTCTGGGCGTTCTATTTTGTTCCAGTTTATTTTTTCGCCTGGTGTATTTTGAGTATTATTTTCCGAATTTTGCTCATAATTATTAGTAATAGTATCATTTTTGACAACTTCGTTATTTTGTGGTATACTATTATTAATAAAAAGATTCGTACCACTGTCCATTTCGGATGTGTTTAACCCAGGAGCTTGATTCTCATGGAGTACAGTGGCAGAATCTCTTTTTTTATTATTTTTAAATTTATACATAGTTTGCATTTCTAAATTATTATGCTTGTCAGAAACATAAGTTACTACAACAGTATTTCCATCTATATTCTTTTCAAATTTTATTGCAGGTTTTCCCTGAGGAGATTTCCCTTCTAAACTAATTGAATCTGGGTTATTAATTATATCTGGAATATTTAAAAAATCATTTTCGGTTATAGGAACTTGACCTCTTGGTATTTCTGTTTTCTCACTTCCATGGTCTTTAAATATTTTTCTAACATCATCTGTTTTTAGTGAAATATTATAATTATCAACATTTATTCCTAGTTTATTTTTTATTAAATTTGAAGCACTCTCTTTTATTTTTCCTAAATACATTTTGAAATTTCCAGAAATTTTTCTTGAATTATTAACAAATTTTGATATATCTTCACTACTTTGTGCTATTGAAATTTTATTACTTTTTATATTATTTATTTCCCTTTGAGTGTATCCACTAAAATTATTTATTTGTTGATTATTTGCAAGACTATCTACTTTTGCATATTGTCCTTCATCTCCATTAATCCATGCCACTTCTCCTAATGGTACTTCCTTAGAATATACTTTTTTACCTTTTCCTCCCGCATAGTCCTCAGCTTGTACTTTAGATGTTGATACAAACGTACCATTTTCTATTGGATATGAACTATATATGGTTATTTTTCCTTGTTCTAATGCATTTTGTGCATCTTCTTTAGAAAAATCTCCCCATGCAAAGCTTTCCTCATCATTTATAACTTCATTGAATGTTTTTATATCTTTAGGACTTCTAATTCCAGTGTGATAATCATCAAGCATTGGATTAGTTTTTTGTATAATTTCGTATTGTGCTCTTTTTGTAGGATTACTCTCTTGGATTTCTTTTTCAAGTTGTTGTTGCTGTTCTATTTTCTCCAATTCTTTTTCTTTCTGTCTTTGTTCATATTCTTTTTGTGCTTGTTCTCTTTTTATTTGTTCTGCTTTTTGGTATTCCTCAATAGAATTAAATCCTTGTTCTAATGCTCTGATTTCTGTTTTTATTTTTCCTCTTTCTATAAATCTCATATTAGAAGTATCTATATTTTTTAATTCTTGTAATCTGCGTTCTCTGTCTTGATTATTTGCAACCACGTTTTGATTTGAAACGTTTTCTTGTACTGGTGGTGTAATTTGTTGTTCTTGCGCATTAGATTGCTCATTTTGGATTGTAGAAACTTGTTGGAATACTTGATTAGCTCCTTGTTTAAAATCATTTTCTACTGTTTCTTGTCCTCTTGCTTTTACATTTTCTTGTATTACTGCATTAATCTCATTTTCAGATAAAGCTTGTCCGTTTTTTATTTTATTATAAGCTTTTCCTGTTTTTTCTAAACCATAAGTAGCACCATTTGAAATTAATCCCATTATTCCACCATTAAGTCCAGCATTAAACATTCTATCTTGCATATTATCCCAGTTAGCTTTATCTTTTCCACCAACTAATTCTGCTGTTAATTCTTGTGCTGGTTCCATAATAGCTTCTTGCACAACATTCTCAAGTATATTAAATCCTGTACTATTTAGAACTCCAGTACTAATTCCTCTTTTACCAAAACTATGCAATATTCTATTAGCTTGTTGCCCTGTTATTACAGATTCACTCAATCCTTCTAAAGTTCCCATTATAGTACCATAAGTTTTAGCTTCATATGGTGACATTCCTCTTTCTTCAGCATCTCTAACATAGCCTCCTCCAGCACTTGTTGTAAAATATGTTGTTCCTAAAACTGGATTGATCATACTTAATCCCATACCAGGTAGCATTTGCCCCATTGAAGGAGATATTTCTGCTAATTTTCTTGAAACTATATTAGTTTGATTTTCTATGTTTTCTGCGATTTTTGTATCTTCTGCTTTTCGTGATTCTTCAAATTCATCTTTTAAAGCAATTGCATCTATTTTGTCTTTATTCTTAGAATATATATCAGCATATTTTTGTGAATCTTTATCACTAAATCCATATTCTTCTTTCATTTTCTTTAGCTGTTCATCATAGCCTGCTTTAAGTACATCATATATTTCTTGAGGCACATTTTTAGCTGGCATTAAGTTTTCTATCATTGCATTTAATCTTTCAGTATTTGCTTCTTCAGAATTTAAATTATTATAAATATAAGCTCTTTTTTCTTCATCTGTTAAGTTAGAATCTAATACTCTTTTTATCATTCTGTTATTTTCTGATTGAACACCTGTAAAGAACGAACCTATATAATTAGATGAATCTTCTACTCCATGTTTCAATCCAATCCATGCGTTTTCAATAGTTCTACCTGAATCATTAAAAAAATTACTCGTTACTTCTCCTAAATCTGGTTGTGTAACCTTTTTGACTACTTCTGGTATTAATTTTCTTTTTTGCTCTTCTGTATATTCAACAGGTAATTCTGGATTTTCTTTTAATTTAAAATTTCTATTTTTAAGTTCTTCTGCTTTTTCTTTATTTTGCTGTTCAAGTATTGGCATCAAATTAGTTTCCATTGTATTGAATATATTAGTTCTTCTTGGAGCAATCATATTAGCTATTTCATTTACTCTACTTTGTATACTTTTTTTAGTGTCTATATAATTAAAACTGTTAGTTGGTGCCTGCGTTTGTGCTAAATTAAGCTTATCTTGTACTCTACTCCATATATCTGTTGCTTGCGCACTATTTTGAGCATAGTTTTGAAAATCTTGATTTGCTTGTTGTACTTCTTGTTGCCTTGATTCTTCATTTGCAAGCCTATCATCACGCATCTTTTCCCATATCTTTTTAGCCATATTATCCTCCTATAAATTATAATATTTTAATACATCCTCTACATTGGCAAAAGTTTTTCCTGATAGTCCATCTATTACTCCTGGATTTGCTATTATTTTTCCGTTTTTATCCATAAAAGTTCCTTGTTTTATTTGTATATTATTGATTACTTGTTTTGCTGTTACTTTTGAATTGCTTGTATCTGCTACTCCAGAATTTCCTCCACTACCACTTTTGCTAGTAGAACGAGAGGAACTTCTACTAGCACTAGCTTTTTTTGATAGTTCATATTGTTTTTGCCATTGACTATCAGCAACAGCATCTCTTTGTTTTTGATAATCAAATTGTGTTTGCCATCTACTATCTTCAACTGCATCTCTTGATTTTTGATAATCCCATTGTTGTTGCCATTTATTGTCTGATGCTCTATCTCTTTCTTGTTGATATAAGAATTGTTTTCTATTATTTCTCATATCATATTCTTGTGCTAATAATTGCATTTTTTGATTGTATATTTGTAATGAATTTTGAGCTAATGTAATGTCTCCTGTTTGTCTTGCTTTGCTAATTTGAAAATCAAAATCAGATTTTAAATCTCTTGCTTTATTTAAAGTATCCGTTATGTTTCTTTGGTATGTATTATATAGATTAGTTTGTGTTGTTTCTGCATAACCACTATTTCCTAATCCTTTTGATGCTAAATTCTCTGCATTTGCACCATATGGATTACTCGCTTTTCTATACTCTGTATATAGAGCTTGATTCGTTTTATTCGCATCTTTGTCTATTTCTTGTTTATTTCTTTCTAGTTCAGCAACATTTAAGTCTGTTTGCTTATTTATAATATCTCTTTGTTGTTGTAACGAATTATCTAACATTTCGTTTTGTCTTTTGGTGATATTATCTATATCTTCATATCCTTCCATCTTTTTCCTCCTTTATATACTCTTTTTCCATGTTCCGTCAACCTTTGTCCATATAATTCCTCGTTTCCATGCCCCATCTACTTTTACATAAACTTTGCCTCTTTTATATTCTCCTGAAGTTTTAACTTTAATAGTTTTTTGATTTCCTGTAAATGTAACTGTAAACTCTTTAAAATGTAAGTAATTAAAGTTATTTGCTGTTTTAATATAAACTCTTACTGTTACTGAATTATTGTTTCCATAAAGTTTATATAATTTATCCAATTCTGCATCCGTAAATTGAAATGTATAAGAACTTCCTGAACAACTTCTATAATTAGCTATTGGTGTTAATCCATCCGTTTTAAATATACTTATTTCCAATGAAGAACCACTTGGATTTGTATAGCTAACTGTTAAGTTATCTCCGTGATTTATATTAGGCACTGTTGTTAATTTTGCTATGTCATAAGTCGTTATATATAAGTCTGATGCTTCACTCCATAAGCCACTATCTTGCCTCCTACATCTTGTTCTTACCTTATAAGTTGTATTAGGTTGTAAATTATATATCGTGTAATATCCATTTTTCTGATCTGATGCAACGGTATCATAAGCATCAGTCCATACACCATCATTTAAGCTGTATTGAGTCCAATCTCTTGCATCTGCTGTTGTCCAATTTACAGAAATACTATTTAAACTTTTACCTCTTTCTGAGTTCCATACGGTTGTATATCTAGGAATCCTATCTAAATCCCAGCTACCCTCTAAGCTACAATTTGTACCTGAAGCTGTTCCTACTCCAGCTCCGAAATATACATTAAACCAACCATCACCAGCACTTGTTGAGCTTGGAATAGTTATGTCTCCTGAAGTTATTACAGTTCCATCATAGCAAGTTGAACCACCTGCCTCATAATATTTTTGACTACCAGCTATCCATAAATCCTTTAAATAAATCGTTCTATAACTCCCAGGAGAGTTATGAGCTGTTACTGTATAATGTATATAATGTTCATTAAGTGAACTGCTATAACCTGTTCTGTACCAATCGAAGGTAAAATAAAAGCTTCCGACTGAACCAGTATTAATTGACCCTGATGTTGCCATATCTTACCTCCTATTCAAAAATTTTTATATAAACATCTCCATCTTCTCCTCCTGATGGGTCATCTGTACCTATACCAATTATTTTTTGTTTTTCATTTGCAACTGTTGTTATTCTTTCATTTAAAACTTTACCCTGTGCTGATGCTAAAGCACTAGTTATACTTGTACTTGTTAAAGTATTTTCTACTACTGTTTTATTGGCGTTTACTGTAGTTGTTATTAATGTTTCAATAGCTCCAGTTAATGTATTATTCAAATAATCTTTTATTATGTTACCCGCTTCGTCGAAAACTGCTTGCAATTCTGCTGATGTTAATGTTGGTTTTTCTGGCAAACTGCTTACTTTGTTTAAATTATCATTCAATTTTGGTAAACTCATATTATTCCTCCTATTTCTTTACATATCCGCCTACAAAGGCTTCTATCATTGCACTATATATTCCGAAAGGTTTATCTATTTCATCTGAATAAAACTTCAACGACAACTCTACAAATTTCTTTTCTTTAATTTTATAAACTACATATGATTGATTGTTCGTTACAAATGAGAAATTTCCAAAGTCTATGTTCGAAAAATCAAATCCTGTCGCACTATATTGCTTAATAAACCTTTCTTCTTGTCTTTTATTAGTTATTTCTGAAACTTTGATGGCTCCATTTGGAATAGTTTTAATTTTTGCTACTCCACCTCTTTTATTTGTCGTTTTATTTAAATTTCCTATACCGAAATTATCCATAGGTGTTGTCCAATAACTTAATATTGCTGTTCCGTTATCGTTAGTTCCTTCGAAAACAAAAATAGAGCCATCTTCGGCTCCTACATATAATTTTCCTTTATACTCTTTTAAATAACAAATTTCTACTCCTAAATCCCATAAATACCACTCATACTCGTAACCTATAATTCCTTGATACATTTGTCTTATATCAGCTAAATATATTTTATGATTAACTAGCACTAGAAGGTACCCTTCCCATTCTGTCATCATTGCTAAATTATAATTATTTTCATTAATTAATTTGTTATCTACTAAACTACTTCTATGATTTAACAACTGTCTTGAATCTATGTTTTCATTTGCTATTCCTTCTAGTCCATTTCTACTTAGAAATACAATATCATCTTTATAGTTAATTGCATCTGCATAACATCCAGTACTTACATTTCCTTGATAGTTAGGGTATACCTTACCTGTTGAATCTATTGTAGCTGTATGATAGAAAATAGTATCATTTTGTTGGTTTGTTTCTTTGAATACCCATAAAATATTATTACCTACAACTATTGATTTAACCATACTCTCTTCTGTTCCATCTTGATAGTATGCTAAATCTGAAATATATTCTGGTGTATTTAGTTCACAATGGAATATTGCATTAGGATATTCTGGATTTCCTGCAAAAAATACCCTTCTATCAAATATTACCATTTTAGAACATTTACTAATTCTATTTGCATAACCTGAAATATTTTTACTAAATGTTATTACTACATTATCACTCGTTATTGCTTGAGATGGAGCTGTATTGAATGTTATCTTACCAAAGATTAAATCTACTGTATAATCTGTGTTTGCCACCACTTCATCATTTACTATTACTTCTGTTACTTCATCTATTCCTGTAGCATCTAAGTAATAGTCTGTACTTGTACCATCCCCCCAAAAAGAATTTTTACGCAATGGTGTTAATAAGTTTACATCTTGATACATTTCACCACCACCACTAGGTTTTCTTCCTATTGTTGTTGTTGGTATAAATGGATTGTTGTTTTTTACTTCTCTTAGAGTTTCATCATATACTAAAAAATACTTTCCATCTAAGATATATAGTTTATTATTAAATATAACAAATGAACTTCTTTCGTTGTTCATATCATTCTTTAAAAGTGTTTTTTCTTCTGGACTGTCTGGAAAATTTGACCATAGATATAAATTAGTTCCGCTGTGAATTAAAGCTTGATTATTATATACGAAAAATCCGTTTATTTTATTGTTAAAATCAGCTAATTTGACATAGCCTGGTCTCGTTTCTACACAACTTCCTTGTGTATCTGAGTAGTTTTTCCAGACATTTAAAGCATCTGGACTTCTTGAAATATTAACTATGCCTGGGTCATTTGAAAAATCTATTCCTCTAAAATTTGAATATGCTCTTTTTATCATTTTGCCTATTGCACTATTCTTTGCCATCTACACCACTCCTTCTTCAATTACAATAGAAGAAAGTGTTTTGCGTGGATCTAATAGCTCTAATTTTCTTCTATATTCACTTGCAAAAGCTTGATAATCACTTGAAGGGTCTGTTTTTAATATATCATTTGCAACTAAATATGGTAAAATCAATTGTGCATCTTGGTCTAACTCTAACATAAAATCTTTATCTGTATCTTGTGTTATTACTGTTGGATACATATAGTATTCTAATATATATTTTGCATCTGATTCTTTATTTATGTATATCTTATTTCCTATAGTTCTATAATCTGGTGATACTTCTCTATTTTTAGAATCTAATGCTGTTACCTTTGCTAATTGATACATATTTGAAGGTAATGATATTTCTTCATACCCTTCTTCTGTTTCCCCTGTTATATCTTTTAGTACTTTTGTTTTAAGTATTCTTTTTATTTGACTTATTTCTTGATAGTTAGGAGCATATACTAAATTTAATCTATTTGCTATATCTTCATCTTCTGTTAAGTATTCATTATTAGGTGAATACTCTTCTATCAATGCTAATGTTATTTTTTTATTTTCATTTAGTGTCATCTTTGTTCACTTCCTTATATATTTCTTCTATTTCATTTATTTCTTGTTTTAAATCTTTTAGTTTATATACTTCTCTGTCTGGTAATATATACCCTTCTATTTCGTTCCATATTAATATTGTTCCCTCTGGTAATTCTTGAGTTAATATACTTTTTTCTGTACTTTTTACTCCGTTAAATTCACTTTCTCTATTAATCTCTGTTGTTAATACTAAATCTTTTAAAGTCTGATGTATTGTTTTATCATCCGTAAACTCATCAAACTCCATTTCTTTTGTTACTGTTCTTCCATAATATTGTCTTAAACTAGGCTTAATTGTAAACAACTCGTTCATTTATTTTCTCCTTTCACTTTTGCCAGATTCGAACTGGCTTATACCTTCAAAGTGATATAATGAGGGGTTTCCCCCTCTTATACTACATAGCTGTTTTAATTGCATAGATTTCATCTGGTCTTGTTATTAAAGCACCATATGTATATAGTCCTTTTAATGCGTCTGAGAAAGCATCTTGAGGTCTATATGCTTCTACTTTGTTGATTTGTTCAGCAAATGCTATAGCTTTAGATGTTCTTAATATATTATAGTGAACATCATCAACAGATGAACTTCCACTTGCTTTTCCTGTTGGTAGTAAGTTCTCAATACATACATAAGCATTATTGATTTTACCAACAGCACCTTTCTTTAATATTTCAGGGTTATTTGTTGATAACTCTGTTAAAGCTTCTCTATAGATTGTGAATGGTTTTGGAGCTACTTCTAAATAGAAAGTATCAGATACTTTACAGTTTTTACCGTATAAGTATGCAAATCCATCTTCTACAGTTCTTACAGCATTAGCTTTTGTTAAAGTTACTACTGAAGCACTTTGTCCTATTGGATTTGTTGCATCTTCTACTCCAGCTTTAACTAATGAAGCTACATATTTGTCTCCTTCTTCAGCTAATCCTCTTGAAGCTTCTCTTGTTAATTCATCCATTAATCCTGGTACAGATTGAGCTTTATCTACATCATCGACTTCAAAGTTGAAGTATTTGAATTGATCAATTTTCAATAGCATTGAACCATCTGTTGCTCCTTCTCTAGTAATTGCTGTGCCTGGTACATAAGTTCTAATTGTAGGTCTTACTACATTTAATATTTTTACTTCTTTAGCATTTTTAGAATCTTTTTCATATTTAAAATCACAGTGATTTCTTAATGATGTTATTGTTTCTAATGCTAGATTAAATTTTCTACTCCATATTGTTTGTTGGAAATTTGTTATAGCCATATTTATATCCTTTCTTTATAGGATTATTATTTGTATTTACCCCATGATTGCATAGACTTTTCTAATACTGCCATTAATTTAGGATTTCTCTCTAAATCTTCTTCAGTAAATTTTCTTGCTTCATCTGGTGTATAATAATCCTTTATTTCACCATTTGAATTATTGGTTTTTGCACTACCTGGGCTTGCAGGTTGTTTTACTGTTTGTCCATTAATTTTGTTATACATTTCGTATATTTCAGATATAGGTGTATTTACATTGAAACGGTCTCTAAACTTGATAAAGTCTTTTGTTTCAAGAATATCTGTTTTATAACCTTTTGCTTTTAATTCATCTATATCTTTTAAATTGATTAGTTCTTTGCAGACTGTCTCAAATATAGTTTTTTCTCTAGTAGTTCTTTGTTCCATTGGAATAGATGCTATTCTATTTGCTTCTGCTTCCATTTCTTCTCTACCTAAATCTATAATTTCTTGTGCATCTGCTTGAGCTAGAATCTTTTCATCTCTTTCACTATAACTGTCGTGAAATTCTGGTATGTTAATTCCTTGCTCTTTGTAAAAACTAGATGTTTTGTTGATTGCATCATCTAAGTTATCTACTCCTAATCCAGCATTAATAACACTTTCAAGGTATTTGTATTTAGCTAGTTCTTTGTTATATTTTCTTTCTTGGCTAGCTCTATCTCTTGCTAATCTATCTTTGACTTTTTCTTCAAACATCTTATTAGCTCTTTCCTCTACTAGCTTATCAATGTTATCTTCGGAATTTGTTTCAGTCTCTTCGACTGTATCTTGAATAGGTTCTTCTACACTTTCACTAGTACTAGTGTCAACTTCTTCAAGATTTTCTTCTGATGTTTCAGGTACATCATTCATTACAACATCTTCGTTGTCATTTTCAATAAACATTTTTAACCTCCCATTTATAGCCTGTCGGCTCCCATGCACCTTTTATTGTCAATACGCAAGTTCTGGACATATAAAAAAAGAACCTTTACGGTTCAACTTTAATTACTTTCTTAATTTCTTCTTGTTCTTCTCTTCCACATTGTTTACACTTATGATAAATTGTATTGTTTTTTACTTTAGTTACTAACATTTCAACTATTTTACATTGAGGACACTTCATTTTGACTTCCTCCCATCATATTGGAATTAATCATTTCTCCTTGATTTGCTATTGTCTCTATATCATTACTTGTATTGGTTTCTTCTTGCATTACTTGATTCAATGCACTATTGATTTGGTCTGCTTGCATTTGCATTTGTGTTAATTTTTCTTGATTTTCTTTTCTCTTCTCTAAGATTTTTTGTAGCACATCTTTAGGCATTACACTACCTTCTGGAAGAGCTTCTACATATTCTTCGAATGTTATTTTATCACTCATAAATAAGTTTTCTAATGATTGTTCTTCTGCATATCTATCATATGGTGATTTAGGTGTTATGTCTACCCTAATATAAGGTTCTATTCTTTTTAAAACTTCATATGGAATTTGGTATGGTACTTCTATTATTTCTCCTGCTTCGTTCTTTTGTTCCATTAAAACTTGCATACCATCTACTTTATAAGCTTTCCACATATCAAAATATATTCTTGCTAAATCTTCTATAAATGTTTTATATGTATCAACTTGTTCATTTAAAGGTTGTTGTGTAGCTTGTTGCACAGCCAAAATTGCTTTACCTGAAGCTTGTGTAGGGTCTACTGAACCTGTTGCTACATCTCCAGCTCCTTCTAAATCTTTTGTATTTAGTTGTATATCATCTTGTAAGTTCTTAGCATCTAATGACATACTTGCTGGATTTAAATAACCTACTTGTTTTCTTACATCTTCTATTGAAGCTCCACCTTTAAGTTTTATTGGACTTCCAACTGTCTCTAACGCACTAGGATTACTTATAAAATCTTCATTAACAATTGGCTTAGGAAATGCACTTAGTTTTACTGATAAAGCTCTTCTTGTTGCTATTTTGTTTATTTCGATTTGATTTGTTATAACATTACGAACAGCCCCCACACCTCTTGAAGAACCTTTGACTTTTTCCCAGCACATATGACATACAGGATATAATGTTTCGCCTGTTTCTTGCTTAACTTCTAACTCAACAGATTTTACAGCTCTTGTATAAAATACTTTTCCATTTTCTTTATAATATTTAAGTAATACTAAACACATAGGATTTACTTCATCAGTTGTACTTGAATATCCTGCTTGTTCTAATGTTTCTCCATCTGAAGTAATTAGTTCTATTTTTTCTTTGTCTATTCCTAATCTTTCAGCTTCTTCTCTTACTTGTGTTACTGGTTTTCTGTAACTAATTATGATATATGGTTGATTCTGTATATCACTATCATTTTCGTTACCATAATACACATTATTTTTATCTATTACTTCTGTTGCTATTTCTTGTTTTTCTATATCAAAATAACTATGCAAAATACCCTCATCATTAATACAAGCATCTTTCATAACTTCTTTAATTTTAGAGCCTACTTGTTGCAACTCCCATACTTTGTTTGCATGGCGACTTAATACTTTGCAAAGTTCTTTAAGTAATTCTGTTTCTGTAGTAGCATCATAAAAATTAGGATTGTAGACTATTGCATAAGCATTAGAATTTACAACTCCTAACTTGTATTTAACTATACTTTTGATGATGTTAAGTACTACTGGTGTTTCTTTACCTATATTAAGATATTTAGCTTGATTACCATAATAGTAGTCATAATTTTGTTCTGTATCTCTATATAAGTTTTTCATTCTGTTATACATTCTGCCTTTTTCGAAGTCTTTCCATACACTTGTTACATTTTCATCTTCATATTTCATCTACATTCCTCACCTTCTTTTGACTCTCTGGTGTTCCATCAAAGTTTTCTAAGTTTTCGAATACATCTGACCAATAATCTCTTTGCTTCTCTAGTTTCTTTTCATCTTTCTTTTCTTGTCTTTTTTCTTTAATTACAGTTATTGGATTCTGTAACTTAGTTGGTTGCTTATTAGGTTTATTTAATCTATAACCAATAAAAAAGCCGTATGCTTAGGCATACGACTGGTATTAAACTATTTATCAGATTTATCATTCTTTTTACCTCTCTTTGTAGGTTTCTTTTCTTCTACTTTTTCTGTCTTTTCAACTGTTGTGTTTTCTTCAATAGTTGAATATCTTTCTCTAAATACTTTCTTTTTCATCTTTTATTTCCTCCTCTATTCCTAATCCTTCCATTCTTGTTACAATTACATCTTTAACAGTATCATCTACTATAAATAAACCTTCTTTTATATCTTTTAGCATTTTTTGTCTAAAATCATCATAAAATTCTTTAGTCATTGTTCCATTTACTCTAATCATAATTATGTTATTCATTTAAAACACCTCAATTCTGCTTCCAAAATCTCCTTCTACTTCTCTTTCGAATCCAAAGTCTTTCATTATGTTATAGTCTAATTCGTGATTATCTTGTTTTACTGTCATCTCTTGTTGTTCTCTTATATGAAATGCTATTGCTAATGCCATGACTAAGTCATCATGGCATCCTTCTTGTGCTTCTGGTCTACCTTTTTCATTTCGTACAAATACTAGCATTTCTTCTAATGTTTCTTTATCATTTATTAAATCTATATAATCATTTATTATTGCTTGTAATTCACTTAAAATTAATGGTCTTGTTTTTTTGTTTGTTTCAAATCCATAAGCTTTTGCAATCTTTCCTGTAAATGTATCTGCCTTTTCTCTAATGTATTGTTTTTTATAGCCTAGTCGTTCTATTTCTTTTATTGGATATGTATCAAAATTAGATTCAATTCCTATCAAAGCATTATTGTAATACTTACCTAAACAGTACATTTGTCGTGTATATTCATCTGCATCAAATTCTTTTCTTAATGTTGCAACTTGCTTTCCTGTTGTGTTATCTAATACTTGTCCTATAAAATAATCTGATCCTTCTCCTGCTGTATCTCCTGAAAGAACATATGGATAATTCTTTTTAGGTGTTTCATATATCTTTATAAATCCGTTTATATCATTTTGCCATCTTATATTAGTTATTTTTAGGCCGTCATAGTCATAAATAAAAGAACCTGCTTTAATAGGTTCTTTCAATTGTGCTATTCTATTTACTATTTTTTCTTTATCGAAATAGCAATTACCTGATGCTAAAAATGCTTCTTCTGCACTACAAGGATATTCTTGTTTTATAAGTTCTTTGTCAATATATGATATATACTTTTTGTAGTACCAATACACCTGCTCTAGCTCTAATTTTTTTTCATCTGTAAGTATCTTTATTCTTTCAAAAATCCATTCTTTTTTATTTTTTATATCTTCAATAAACTTATTTTTAACTTCTTCATTTTCAAAATTTACTCTATATTCTCTTGTTTTCCACCATTCATAAAAACAATTTATACAGCTTTTACTACTCCATAGCTTTTGAAAATCATTATATCCATTTGCTGTACTTTCATAAATCTTTATGCAATCTTTTGTAAAGGCTTCACCTAATCCTGCTTGTATTTTAGACATACTTTTCCAGAATCCACATTCTGAACCATGAAAAAAATTTATAGTTTTTGAACGTCCTACATTCTCTGTTGCTGTATCTACTTCCCAATTCGAATTTAATTTTTCAAACAATAGTTGTTTTCTATTATTGAATTTTTCTGTTGGTTGTAACATTTCTGGTAATTGATCATAAGGAAATTTAGCTTTATTTTGAAAGATTGTTTCTGTATTATCTGCTTTATCTGATAAAGTAAAACCTTGAAAATTCTTTTTTAGTAGAGAACAAGCTAATTGATATGCTGTTATTACACTTGTAAATCCTTGTTGTCTTCCTTTTAATACCAAAAAAGTTAAATCTGTTATTCTTCCATTGTTATAATCTTCTATGGCTCTATTTAACTTATTATTTATAAAATCCTTTTGGACATCATTTATAAAAAAAGGCACTGTCTTTTGTTGTTTATTTACTATTACAAATTCTAACTCTATTAAATACTCAGGGTTATTTTTAACTTCTTCTAAAAATTCCTTATTTTTATATAATTCATTTGCTACTGCTTCTCTAAAATTTTTGTCTTCTTCTATGCTTTGAGTTTTATTCCACTTTTCTTTTCTCTTTTGTATTAAATACTCTGCTGTATATTTCATAAAACATCCTCAAGTTTTAGTTTTCCCGAATGTTCTATTTCTTGTTTATCTTTCCAGTCATAGTTATTTTTTAGATTGAATATTATTCCTGTTGTGCTACTATCATTTATTAATCTTTTTTCTAAATAGTTTTCAACTCTCAGCTTTGCCTTTTTTATTGTGGGAAAAAACTCATCTTTATCACTATAGTTTAAAAGTGTTCTTCTATCTATATCTAATGCCATTGCTAATCCTGTTACTGTATATGGTTCATGTTTATTGTCGCATTCGTTAAAATATTTATCTATTCTTTCTTGCATTTCTTCTTTAGTTTTATATTTTGGTGGTCTACCACCTGGATGTTTTTCTTTCATTGTATCATCTCCCTACTTTATAGTGTTTTGTTCCACTTTAAAACCTATTCTTTTATTTGATTGTTTTTCTAAAATATATTTATCATCATTTGTTTCTATTTCAATATAAACTGATTTATAATTTATCTTGCTTACTATTTTACTTATCTGATTTAGTGCTGTTGTCTCTTTCATTAATAACCTCTTTATTTTTTCTTCTATCTGCTAATCTCTTAAAATAATCTTGTTTCTTCTTATCTTGTATGATTCTATCAGCTACCCAACTACCTTTTCTCTTCATAATAATCACACTTTGTTATTATAATATCGCCTTGCTTATATATTTTTATTTCACAATCATATTTCAATTTATTTTTACAGTTACCGCAATGTTCTTTTACATATTTTTCATATCTTTCTTTAGTACTCATAGGCTTGTACCTCACTTATTTATTTTTATATACTCTATGTAATGATATAAAGGATTTCATATATGTCTTACAGGAGCTACCTAGCATATATAACTATATCTCTTTCGTCTCGTCGCACTTGGTACGATATAGACTGCCAAGTTACGAACCTTTGCACAAAACTTCTTTTTTATATATCACTACATACAATTTATAAATGCTAGAGCTTAACTAGAATCGCTCTTTAAAAACAAAAGATAAATATTATTTCTTATAGGTGCTATATGAATAAATCATAATATTTATATAAGATGCCTAGTACATTTTATATAAACACTATGTAATGATATAGCAGAAAACAAGTCAATGGTATACATACTTTCTGCCTTTATATACTCTTACATGACTTTATATATCACTACATACTATCTACATAATAAAAAAAGAACCTATTATTTTTAATAAGTTCATTGTCGTTTTTTGTAAAATATTGTATTGATTAATTTCCTTATCCATTGTATAATGATTTTGCCATTTTTAATTCCTTTCTTTAATTGTTAGAAAGGAGGTATTTACAAATGAAAAATTTTTTCAAAATTTTCGTTAAACTTTATGTTTTAAAAACTATAAAAGATATCTTAAAGATGTTTGAATAGTACATAAAGAAAAATACTAGAGTGTGTCAGACTCTAGTATTTTTTTTGCCATTTTTTACAAATGAAAAAATTTTAAAATTTTCGTTTGAAATGAGCATTTTGCTCCTTTATTTTTTTTATTGTTTTTTTATTTTATACTTTAAATAAAGGCCCCTCTTTATTTAATATTATCACTTAATGTACAAATAGAGATCTCATTTCTTTTAACATTATACTATTATTTTACAAAAATGTAAATACTTTTGTTTAACTTAGTAAAACTTTTTTGCCAATTGTTGCATATGCAATAGCAAAAAGAACAAATACAAAGGGGCTGTATCTGTTCTTTAGTATCTCTATCACATTTTTGCTAATTATATATATAACATATTTTATATGTGTCATTCAAGGACAAAATAGGACAACTTATATTTTTTCAAATTTATTTAATGCTATTCCATTTTTTCTACATAAATCTCTATAGCTGTAATTCATTTCACTGGCAACTGTTACTAAAGATTTGCCTTGTATGTACACTTTTTCTAATATTAATTTATATGGCTGTTCTACTTTTTCCAATTGTGTCAGTATTTCTTTTTGTTTTTTATCTTCTTCTAATATTCTATTTAGCAATTCATTAACATTATCTAGTAATTTTGCCAACTTTTCTGCCATTGAATCTTCAACTTGCCTACTTCCGTTTCGGCATATCTGATAATACTGATGTTATATTTGTTACGTTTGATTTCAATTCCTCTATGTACTCTAATCTATCTTTAATCCATTCTTGATTATGTTTATAATCTTTTAAGTCTGTTCTATTCATATCTTTTGTTCCTCCTCTTTTACTATTATTACTTGTCCTTTATTTTCTTGTGCTCTTTTATAATATATTGGGGTTTCTTGCTCTTGATTTAGTTTTCGTAATTTATTTATAGCATTATTAAAGGCTGTTTCTATATTTTGAGATGTATTGTACAATTCTTTTAATATTTCTAATTCTCTGTATTCATATTTGCAATTATGTCTTTCTGCTAAACATTCAAAATATTTTTCTGTATATTCTCTTTTTTCTTTTGCAGACATATTTTGATAATTATTTAATAATTCATGATCTAAATCACTTCTTAATTTATCTTGTTCTCCTACATTTTGATATGCTATATTACAACGTTTATTTGCATCTATAAGTATTTTATTTAATTGTTCTAGTATCTCTAATGACTTCATTTGTGCCCTCCTTCTTCTTAAAAACTCCTCTTACTAATGATTTATAACATTTATCGCATAGATCACATAATTTTTTGCTTGTTCTGTCATTATGTTTAATATATACTTGTTTTAAAGTCTTTTCTTTAAAATTAATCTCTCGGCCACATCTATCACAATAGTATCTATATTTTTTTCCATATCCTCTCGGATTTATTTCTAATACTGTTTTCATTTGTAACACCTATCTTTCCAATGTATCTTTATTTCTTTTTTCTCTAAAAAACTTTATTAGTGTAGGTCTTAATTCATCGTAGTTTTCTAGTATTTTATGTATATTAAATATTACATCAAACTTTTCTATTTGCTCTTCTTTGCTTTCTATTTCATCTAGCTTTTTTAATTCTTCCTCTACAGTTTTTTCAAAACTTCTTATAATTTCCTCTTTAGGATTCATTGCTAATCCTCCTTTTTACTTTTATATACATCTTAATGATGATATGTATTTATTGGTCATTTATCTTTTGGTCTAGTTGCTTTACTGCTTTAATTAACGCATTTATTTGTGTACCTAGCATATAAATATCTGCATTAGTATATTTTCTTTCTCTTAATTGGTCTAATAACAATTCTTTTAACTCTTGTATATCTATTTCTTCTTGTTCTTCTATTATTTCTACTTCATCATTCAAATAAATACTTTCACAATTCAATTTGACTATAATATTTTCTTTACAACATAGCATAATATCAGTTCCTTTTAAATTTCTATTATAATATTTTATTTTTTCTGGAACTTCTTCTCTATTTGCTATTTTATTTAATAAATCTATTATTTTTATTGTTTTACTCATTCCAACCTAACTCCTTTACTTTTTATTCTATCTTATACTGAGATTTTTTCCGTATATATAAATTTATAATATCCACCTCTTTTACTTTCTTGCCACCATAAAAACCAAAACATTGTATCGCATATTTCATTTAATATTCTTTCATTTTCACTCCAACCACCTGTAGTTAGTTCTAATGTTTCTGTTCCGTTTTTTTCTTTACATATTTCACAAGTTCCATAATCGCAATTCCAATATTTTTCAATTATTTCTGTGCATTTATGCCAATTATTTGTATTAAATGTCAACATTTCTTCTTTGCTAAAATTACTCATACTCATTAGCTTTGTTCTCCTTTCTCTAACTCGTTTTTTATGTTATACCCTTCTTCAATGCAGTTATATAATTTTATATAATATGCTTCTTTATCGCTTAATTTATCTGCTCCACATTTATATTTCTTATTTTCCTTCTTTTCCTCATATGTAACTATTTCTAATACCTCAAATACTAAGTCTGATATATTGGCTCTTTCAAATTTGCCATCTACTTTTAAATGTTGCCACCATCTGAATATTGGAGGTTTTATTGTTTTTCCGACATAACATTTTAATGTATGTTTATTGGTAATTTTATATATGTATCCTACTAAATTATAATCATTGTCTTTTGGTACTCCTAAATGCTCCGCTTCTGATATCCATAAATCTTCATTATCAATAGTATTTACTAATTCGTTATAATGTTTTTCTTTACATTCATAAGAACAATATTCTCCAAATTTATTATGGATTTTATCTTTCTCCAATATTTCTATTTCTTTATTACAATAATCACATATAATTTTTGTTGTTTTATGATGATATTCATACCAATACAATGAGCTATCTGTTAAATAAAAATATCTATTATTATTTTTAGATTTTGCAAAAGGATAGTTTCCATATGTATCTATACAATGTTTTTTAGCTGTTTCTCTATTCTCTGATTCAAAAACATCCTCACTTATCAAATCTCTATTATCACATCGTTCTTCATTAACTTCATATAATCTTATAAAATAATACACATACTTTCTCCTTTACATTTCTTTAATTTTATCTATAACTATTTCTTTGCTTAATCTGCCTTTTGTATCTTCTATTTTTTTAATTAATTCTTCTTTAATTTGTTTTCTTGTTATATTTTCTTTGTTTTTTAATTTTTCTTCTAAAATATATTTTTCTTCTTTTAGCTCATCTATTATTTTTCTATTCTCTTTATTGTCAAATTCTCTCAGTCTTGTTTGAGTATCTTCTTGGTCTTTAGCCCAACTTAATTGATTTTCTAATTCTTTATTTCTAGTTGTTAATTCTTGAGATACTATCAATTGAGCATTGTATAATTGCTCATTTTTGTTTGCTTCTTCTTTTAATTTTCTTACTTTCTCTTCTAGATTTTCTTTTTGTTGCTTTACCTCTCTTATTTCTTCATATCCTTTTATCATATAATTTCTTATATCTGGTACAGCTATCATTTTCACATTTTCAAGTTCACTATTTTCTTTATTCTCTTCTTTCTCTTTTTTCTTAAATATACTTAACATATTTTTAAATTTTATCTCCCTCATATTTTCTCCTTTCACTAAAATTCATATAACCTTGCTTTATCTAATAAATTATTTCCTTCTAACCATTCTTTAATTTGATTTGTATCTATTGGACTTATTGCAACTAATTCTTTTTTTGAATTATTATTGTATGTTATATCTATTTCTATCTTTCCAAATACATCTAATAGCCCTATTTTTCGCATTTGAATTTCTTTAATATTTTCGTTATCTAACATTTCTAATGTTTTTGGATTTATTTGTTCTCTTGACATACT